CCTGTCACATTGTCTGGTGTGAGTTTTTCGGATGACTTTGAGGGTGCACTGGAACAGCGTAGGACAATCATATATACATTAGACTTTGAAATGAAGATTGCTCTGTACGGGCCAGAATCTAATAAGTCAATCATCCGTGATGTTCGCAACAACTTGTTCTTACAAGAGGCGGGTCTGGCAGACAGTGATGTGTATATTAAGACTCTGAAGATCACTCCTGACCCATCTTCAGTAAATGCTGATAGTGACTATGGATTCATCGAAACCGATTTGGATAGTGCATAATGAGTGATGAAAAAAGAATCAAGGATGACTACGAATACTCTCGTGATACCTACTACGATATTCTAGAGAAGGGTAAAGAGAGCATGGAACTGATGATTGAGGTCGCTCGTGAGTCAGAGCATCCTCGTGCCTTTGAGGTTCTCTCGACCATGATGAAGAACATGGCTGATGTCAACGACAAGTTGATGGATTTGAATAAGAAGAACAAAGAAATCAACACAAAAGATGAACCCAAGCAGGTAGGCCATACCACAAACAATTTATTCGTAGGCACCACGACTGATTTGCAGCGACTTATTAATGATGAAAAGAACATTATAGATGTTGAATCCAAACCAGAATGAGTCCTATCTTGGCAATATCAATGTCAAGCGAGACGGAGTTCAACACAATTTCACCGAAGAAGAGATCAAGGAATATATCAAGTGTTCCAAAGACCCCGTATACTTTTGTAAAAAATATCTAAAAGTCATCTCCCTTGATGATGGATTAGTGCCATTCAATCTATACCCATATCAGGAGAAGATGTTTGATCATTTCAACAACAACCGATTTAGCATTGTCCTTGCATGTAGACAGTCTGGTAAGTCTATATCTTCTGTCGGTTATCTCATTTGGTTTGCTTGTTTTCACAGTGAAAAAACTATTGCAATTCTAGCAAACAAGGGTGCGACTGCGAGGGAGATGTTGTCTCGTGTCACCTTGATGTTAGAGAACCTACCATTCTTTCTCCAGCCAGGATGCAAGGCACTCAACAAGGGTTCTATTGAGTTTAGTAACAACTCACGCATCATCGCTGCGGCAACGTCCGGTAGTTCTATTCGTGGTATGTCTGTGAACCTACTGTTCTTGGACGAGTTCGCTTTTGTGGAACGTGCGAATGAGTTCTATACATCCACCTATCCGGTAATCTCGGCTGGTAAAGATACTAAGGTGATTATCACATCTACCGCAAATGGTATCGGTAATACCTTCCACAAGATATGGGAGGGAGCGGTTCAGAAGGTGAACGAGTTCGTCCCCTTCACGGTAAACTGGAACGATGTTCCTGGCCGCGACGAGGAATGGAAGCGACAAACTATCGCCAACACTTCGCAGTTACAGTTCGACCAAGAATTTGGTAACACCTTCTTTGGTACAGGTGATACACTCATCAACGCCGAGACATTATTGTCGTTCAGGGCAAAACCGCCACAACAAGCGCTTGAGGGGGCGGATCTACTCGTATACGATACCCCACAGAAAGGACATGAATATGTTATGACTGTGGACGTATCAAAGGGAAGAGGACAGGATTATTCTACGTTTAACGTAATCGACATTAGCATGAGACCTTTCAAACAGGTTGCTGTCTATCGCAATAATACTATATCTCCAATACTCTTTCCTAATATTATCTATAAGTATGCGAAACTCTGGAATGAGGCATATGTGGTTATTGAATCAAATGACCAAGGTACGTTGGTATGTCAGGGCCTCTACCAAGATCTAGAGTATGAGAACATCCACATGGAATCTGCTATCAAGGCAGACCGTATCGGCATTGAGATGAATCGCAAAGTAAAACGTCTTGGATGTTCTGCGATCAAAGATATCCTAGAAGAGAATAAACTGGATATCGTGGACGAGAATACTATCCTAGAAATATCTACCTTTGTGTCCAAGGGGCAATCCTACGAGGCCTCAGACGGTAACCACGATGACTTGATGATGAATCTGGTCATGTTTGGTTACTTTGTATCTACGCAGTTCTTTGCTGACCTGACCGACATAAACCTAAAAGAAATCATGTTTGCAAAGAAGATGAAAGAGATCGAAGACGATGTCCCGCCCGTTGGCTTCATCGATGATGGGCTGGAAGAAGTCAGACATGAAGAACAACAAAAATCCATGGGATGGCACAACTTCGAGGGTGCAGACATCGGCGTAGAAGAATGGTAATGTATAAATAAAGGTATGTGAAAATAACCGTATTATGAAAACTTATAATAGATACAAAGGATAAAAGTTATGGCACTTTTTACACCCTCTGCTTCTCCTGCTGTAACAGTAAAAGAAATTGACCTGACGGGCGTGGTGCCTAATGTTCAAACTTCTACTGGTGCATTTGTGGGGAACTTTGGTTGGGGGCCTGTTGGAGTTGCAACTCTAGTCTCAGATGAATCTGGGCTCGTAAGTACCTTCTCGGCACCAACCGACGATAATACGGTAGATTTCCATTCTGCTGCGTATTTTTTACGTTACTCAAACTCTATGTTTGTTGTTCGTGAGCAGGATAGTGATGGCGTTAACGCTGTTGCTAACCATACTTCCCTAGGCAGTTTGACTGCACAAGCAATCAATAACTTGGACGCATTTGAAGACCTATCTCTTGATAGTTCTGACGGTGCATTTATCGCTAAATATCCAGGCTCACTTGGTAACTCTCTAAAAATCTCCATCGTGGGTTCTGACTCCGATAATGGTGGGACAACCAACTTTAACGCATGGGCATATAAAGATGAGTTCGATGCTGCTCCTAGCACATCATCCTTCGTATCCGCTCTCGGTGGTAAGAACGACGAAATTCACGTTGCTGTTATCGACGAAGATGGCGAGATTACGGGGACTGCTGGAACAATCCTCGAAACCTTCCCATTCTTGTCTGTTGCTAAAAACGCAAAAGCTTCGGACGGAACATCTAACTACTTCAAAGATGTTCTGAAACTCCGTTCTTCTTGGGTCTATGCTGGTGTAGCTCACACAGGTGACTCCGCTAGTGTATCCGATTTCATCGGTGCAAACTGGGGCGCAAACGCGACGACTGGATCTGAGGACTTCAAATCAGACTTCAAATACTCATCCGCACAAAGCACATGGTCATTCACCTCTGGTGTGACTTCAAGTTCTTTGGGAACTGATGACATTCTACGTGGTTTTGACAAGTTTGAGGACAAAGAGAATATCGAAGTAGACTTCTTGATTGCCCCCGAATCACTCGCAGACGCAACCGCAACTACGATTGTAAATGACCTTGTATCTATTGCAGGTACTACTCGCAAGGACTGTGTGGCAGTTGCCTCACCTTCTCGTGCGGCTGTAGTCACCACTGGTACTAACACCGCTATCTTAGCGTGTAACAATACCTACACTAAGTCATCCTACTTAGTACAAGACAACAACTACTTGAAAGTCTTTGATAAGTACAACGACAAGTACATCAAGATTCCTGCTGCATCATCCACTGCGGGTCTCATGGCTGCTACCGACTTAGTCGCTGCACCATGGTTCTCTCCTGCTGGTTCGAGACGAGGACGATATCAGGGTATTACCGATATCATCGTGTCTCCGACGAAGGCAGAACGAGATGCATTGTACAAAGCAGGTATCAACCCGATTGCCAATATCCCAGGCGAGGGTATCATGCTCTTTGGTGATAAGACCAACGAGTCACGGCCTTCTGCATTCGACCGAATCAATGTTCGTCGTTTGTTCTTGGGTGTTGAAAGGGCAATCGCAATTGCAGGACGCAACGTAATGTTTGAGTTCAACGACGAGTTTACTCGTGCGGAGTTCGTGAACATCGTTGAACCATTCCTTCGCGAGATTCAAGGACGCCGTGGTATCACGGACTTCCGAGTAGTCTGCGACGAAACGAATAACACGCCTGCTGTTGTTGACCGCAACGAATTTATCGCTAGCATCTTCATCAAACCTGCCCGTTCTATCAACTACGTAACATTGAACTTCGTAGCGGTAAGGACTGGCGTCGAGTTTGAAGAAGTCGTTGGCACAGTATAAGGAGTAGGAAATGGCGATTTTAGGCGTAGACGATTTTAAGTCGAAACTCAGAGGGGGCGGTGCTCGTCCTAATCTGTTCAAGGCAACGGTCAACTTTCCAGGCTACGCAGGCGGGGATGTCGAACTGACATCCTTCCTGTGCAAAACTGCTCAGTTACCTGCCTCTGTCATGAATGTCATCGAAGTACCATTCCGTGGTAGACAGCTCAAGATTGCGGGTGACCGCACTTTTGAAACGTGGACTGTCACGGTACTGAACGATACGGATTTCAATGTTCGTAGCGCAATGGAACGATGGATGAACGGCATCAATGCTCACCAAGCAAATACTGGTCTGACTAATCCTATTGATTATCAGGCAGACTTGATTGTTGAACAACTTGACCGTGACGAAAGTGTACTCAAGAAGTACAACTTCCGTGGATGTTTTCCTGTAAATGTATCTGCAATCGACGTAAGTTACGAGACTGTAGATACCGTGGAAGAGTTCACGGTAGAGTTCCAAGTCCAGTACTGGGAATCTGACACGACCAGTTAATCTGGTTATAAGTAGAGGGGTAGGGTAGTCCTACCCCTTTATTATGAGGAATGTAAATGGCAGAACAAGACAATAGCATTCTCAAACTCTTTGGTTTTGAACTGAAGAGGCAGGATAAACCTGAGAAAGAGAAAGAAAAGTTAAAGTCGATTGTTGCCCCCACTGATGAGGATGGTGCGGGTTATGTCACTGCGTCTGGTAGCCACTATGGTCAATACATTGACATGGAAGGTAGTCAGGCAAAGGACAACCAACAACTCATCATCAAGTATCGTGGTGTGGCTTCACACCCAGAAGTAGATGCTGCAATCGAAGATATTGTCAACGAATCTATTGTTGGTTCTGAGATGGACGTTTCGTGTGAAATCAATCTAGATAAGGTTGAAGCTCCAGACAGTATCAAAAAACAAATGACCGAAGAGTTCAACAACGTCTATAGTATGTTGAAATTCACCGATCTAGGTCATGATATTTTCCGTTCATTCTATGTTGATGGTCGTATCTATCACCACCTCGTAGTGAATGAATCAAATCTGAAAGCAGGTATCCAAGAGATCCGAACAATTGATGCCGCTAAGATTCGTAAAGTAAAAGAAATAAAGCACAAGAAAGACCCTATAACGGGCGCAAAGATCGTAGAGAAAGTTTCTGAGTTCTACATCTATCAAGAGAAGGCAGGAACCAACCAAGGGGTAAGGTTATCCCCAGATTCAGTATCGTATGTGTCGAGTGGTCTACTAGACCCTAGTAAGAAGCAGGTAGTATCCTATCTCCACAAGGCACTGAAACCTATCAACCAGTTACGCATGATGGAAGACTCCTTGGTCATCTATCGTTTGGCTCGTGCACCAGAACGTCGAATCTTTTATATCGATGTTGGTAACATGCCACGTAACAAGTCTGAAGCGTATATGCGTGACATCATGTCTCGTTATCGCAACAAGATTGTATATGATTCCAGTACGGGTCAACTGAAAGATGACCGCAAGCACATGTCTATGCTCGAAGACTTCTGGTTGCCTCGACGCGAAGGTGGCCGTGGCACAGAGATAAGTACATTGCCAGGCGGTGAGAACCTTGGTCAGATTGATGACATCCTGTACTTCCAGAAGAGACTGTATCGTTCACTGAACGTGCCTGTCAATCGTCTGGAACAAGAAGCACAGTTTACGCTAGGACGATCAACCGAGATCTCTAGGGACGAAGTAAAGTTCCAGAAGTTCATTGACCGTCTGCGTCGAAGGTTCTCAATGTTGTTTACTGGGATTCTCAAGAAACAACTTATCCTGAAAGGTATTATTACCGAACAGGATTGGGATGAATGGAAGTCCGCTATCACGGTTGACTTCCAACGTGACAATCACTTCACTGAACTGAAGAATTCAGAACTGTTGCAGAACAGACTGCAAACTTTGGATCAGGTATCACAGTATGTGGGTGAGTACTTCTCACGTGAGTGGGCTATGAAAAATGTCATGATGATGTCCGATGAGGATATCGAAGAAATGAAACAACAAGTCGAAGCGGAAAACTCTGTGGTAGACGAGGATGAGGAAACTAATAATGAGTGAAGTAGAAGAGTTGGAACAGGAAGTTGAGATTTCTGCTGTCGAACAGATGATCGATCAGATCAGTGCTGGAGACTTGAACAAAGCAGAGGGATCATTTCATAGTATTATTCAGGACAAGATGGCTGATGCACTAGAAGCACAACGTATTGCGACAGCACAGGCAATCTTCAACAGTCAGGATGATGATCTGGCGGATGATGATGAAGATGAAATTGAGTATGAATTCGATGAAACTGAGGATGAAGTCGAGGACGAAGAAGAAGATGAGGTTGAAGAAGATTAGTATTCAACCCTCCCTGTGACGCTAAGCTTATTTT